AATCGAGAGCAATAAGAACTGGGGATGTATTTGATATACAACTCACAGACGATACAAGAATTTGGACAGTTCTGAGAGGAACATTCATCGTTATCGATGATGTAACAATCTAATGCCAGTAGCAATTGCTAAAACATCAGATTATCCAGTGGTCAAACTGGCAAAGCATAATGAGTATCCAAAAACTAAAGTATCAGAATCAAAATATTCAACTATTGTAAAAGACATTTTACCTTTTAGAATTCGGGTATATAATCTGGGATTGCAAGAGTATAGTGCAAATAACCCAGCACCTATCGGAATAGCTATTATCGGATTTAACAACTACGTATTATAATCTAAATAATGATATAATACTAATATGGCTATTACCCCAATCTCATATATAAAAGCACGTTTCCAAACAGGAGATAAGCCTACCGAGCAAGACTATTCAGATCTCATAGACACAGCTTCGTCTATGGCTACAGACCTAGGAACAGCTGGCAATAACGAAAATATTGTATATGGAATTGAAAACCCAACAGTTGTAGATTCAGTAATTGCATCTGATTGGCGTTGGGTAAAGTATATTGTTTCAATTAAGCATGAAGGATTAAATAAATTCTATGCTACAGAAATTTCAATACTGATTGATGGAAATGATTTAAATGTTTCTGAATACGGTATTATGGACAATGATGGGAATGTTGGAACCATTGATGTCTCAAAGGATCAAAGTGGAGTAATTAGTATAACCGTTACACCAGATCCACAAATTGCGCCAGTTACTGTACGATTTGCTCGTATGGGACTTAAGGCTTAACTTATAAGGAGATAAAAATGGCAACAGTAGACAAAAACTTTAAAATTAAAAGTGGTCTAGTAGTTGAGGGTACCACAGGTACTATCAATGGTAATGATATTCTAACTACCGCAAACTCAACTGACAATCTGCAGGAAGGTACTACAAACCTTTACTTTACAAATCAACGAGCACTAGATGCAGTTGGTGGAGATATAGCAACTGCTGTTTCTACAGCAATAAACGCACTTACAACAAGTGACATTGAAGAGGGTACAAACCTTTACTTTACAAATCAGAGAGCAATTGACGCTAATACTGGTCTTTGGGATGAAGCAGGATCTGCACAAGATGCACTAAACAGTGCAAACAACTACACCAATAGTGAAGTAAGTTCTGCAATCACAACTGCAGAGAACTACGCAGACTCACTTGCATCAAACTACGATCCAGCAGGTTCTGCACAGGGAGCATACAACAATGCTACATCGTATGCAGACACCGCCGCTTCCGCCGCAGAGAATAACGCTAAGTCGTATGCAGATGGTCTTGCAGTAAATTACGATGCAGCAGGTTCAGCAGACGCTGCTGAAGCAGCAGCAAACTCTTACACAGACAATGCAGTTTCTCAAGAAGTTCTTGACCGCAACTCTGCAATTTCTTCTGCAATTTCTTCTGCAATTTCTACAGAGGTTACAGATCGTAACTCAGCAATTTCAACAGCAATTACAAATCTTAACCTTGCTGGTACATATGATGCACTAGGTGCAGCAGATCAAGCACTTACAGATTCTAAGGCTTATACAGATCAGGAAGTTGCAGCACTTGTAGATGGTGCACCAGCACTTCTAGATACTCTTAATGAGTTGGCTGCAGCAATTGCTGACAATCCAAACTATGCAACAGATGTTGCTAACTTGGTTGCAACAAAGGCTGATACTACATATGTGGATGCAGAAGTTTCGGATGCAATTTCTACTGCAGCGACAGATGCTACTACAAAGGCTAACGCAGCAGAAGCAAATGCAAACACATACACAGATACTGCAATTGCAAATGGTAATTCGAATGCAACTCCTACCTATAAAGAGATAGATGTTACCTGGGCTACCAGACAGGTTGGTTCATACGCATACATCGCTAACATTGAAACTGCAGCAATTTACGCATGGTCAACAAACTATGGATCAGCTAAGTTTATTGTTAGAACTAGAAGCGGAAACCACTCACAAGTATCAGAAATTCTTGTAACTGCAGATATCAATAAGAACCTTGCAATTACAGAATATGGTATTGTTGGTACTAACGGAAACATTGCAGACATTACTGTTGATTACGATTCAGTAAATAATCAGTTCCGTCTACTAGCAACACCAACAGCTACAGGAACTGAGGCAATTGTTTCAGGTACCCTGATGGCATACGGCGACTAATAATAGAAAGGAGGAGCAGTGGAGGTAATAAACAAAGACTTTAAAGTCAAAAATGGATTGCTTGTAAATGAAGGCGGTATTTTTGGCGGACCAGTCGAAGTTGGTGCACCCACTGCTCCTTCTCACGCAGCAACAAAAGATTATGTAGATTCTGTTATATCTTCTTCAAATTCTGGAGTAGTTGTTCAAGCAGAAAATCCTGCATCTCCATTTAATGGAATGTTTTGGCTAGACTCAGAAGCTGTAATGCTAAAAGTTTATTTAAATGGAATTTGGTTAAATATAGCACTTCAGACAGATATTCCTAATAGAATGGATACAGATGGTGGAAATGCAATGACAAGTGTATGGTCAGCAGTATTCAACGGCGGCATGGCAAGTACCTATTTAAATTAATGGTATAATTATAACAAGATTGGGCAAACCCCCATAAGGAGATAGTTTTTAATGGCAACTAGAATGTTACAGCGTAGAAGTCCAGCAGCTGAGTGGACAGATATTAATCCAATACTTGCAAGTGGTGAAATCGGTTTTGAATCGGACACTGGAAAGTTTAAAATTGGAAATGGAACCAGCACATGGCTAAACTTAGAGTATTTTGTTGAAGATCTTACATCATATATCGATGGAGAAATTTCTACAGAAGTTACTAATAGAAATTCTGCGATAAATACTGCAAAATCTCAGGCAATTTCAACTGCAGAAACTTTTGCAACTAATGCAGATTCAACACTTCACACTACTATTACTTCAGAAATTGCTACCGCCAAATCAGAGGCAATCACAGCAGCAGAAGGATATACAGATTCTGCAATTACTAATCTTGTAAATGCTGCACCTAGTACACTAGACACCTTGAAAGAACTTGCAGATGCCATCGGAGATGATCCAAACTTTGCAGTTACTGTAGCATCTACAGTTGCTTCAGCTAAAACAGATGCAGAGTCTTTTGCTACTTCTGCAGATACAGCTCTTCATACAACAATTACTTCAGAAATTGCAACTGCTAAATCACAGGCAATATCTTCAGCTAACTCTCACTCAGATTCTGCAATATCTTCAGCAATAAATGCTTTAACTACTTCAGATATTGAAGAGGGAACTAATAAATATTTCACAGATCAACGTGCCGTAGACGCAGTTGTATACTCAATAAATCATGGTTTAGATATAACCCTAGACGGCGGTGGAGCATAATATGGCAATTAGAATGCAACAAAGAAGAGGAACAGCCTCTCAATGGACAGCAGCAAATACAGTTTTAGCCCCAGGCGAAATTGGTTTTGAGACAGACACTGGAAAATTTAAAATAGGTGATGGATCAACTACTTGGTCAAACCTTTCATACTTTAAAGATGCTTCAGACCTAAATCTAGGACAGGCTAACGGAATTGCAACACTTGATTCATCTGGACAAATTCCAGTAAGCCAGCTTGGAAATCTAATTGATGGTGCACCAGATACCCTAAATACTTTAAATGAAATTGTAACTGGTTTAAATACAGCTTCAGACTATCTTGATGATAAAATTATTACAGAAAGTAATGCTAGAATTTCTGCAGATATTGACGTAGCAACAACTGCTCACACTGAACTTGCAGCCCACATGACAGCAACATCAAATGTTCACGGAATATCAGATATGTCAAGCTTGGCAACAAAGCAATATGCAGATGCGTCTTCATCTGCAGCAATCGGAACTCACTCAGCAGACACTACAAATGTCCACGGTATTCTTGATACTGCAGATCTTGTATTGACTTCTGATCCTAGATTAGATAATCAAAGAATAACTATCGATGGCTCTGTAGGTACTGCAAAAATAGCAAACTATGCCGTAACAACAGACAAACTTTATGATGGTTCTGTGACTACTGCTAAAATTGCAGACGATGCAGTAACATCAGATAAGATTGCAACTGGTGGAGTAATAAATCAAAGCATTGCTGATGGCTCAGTAACTTCTGAAAAAATAGCAGGAGTCACCATTCTATCTACTAATATAGCTGACGGAGCAATTACTTCTGCAAAAGTTGCAGATAGTGCTATTACTTCTGCAAAGATTGCAGATGGAACTATTGTTGCTGGAGACATCGCTGATGGAACTATTACTTCTGCAAAGATTGCGGATGCAACAATTGTTTCTGGAGACATAGCTGACGGAGCTATAACTTCAGCTAAAATTCTTGATGGAACTATCGTAAATGCTGACATTAATAGTGCAGCAGCCATCGCTGCTACAAAAATTGCAGGTACTGCAATTACAGCAGCAGATACTGGTACAGTAACTAGCACTATGATTGCAAATGGCACCATAGTAAATGCTGACATTAATGGTTCAGCAGCTATTGATCCTACAAAAATTGCAGGTACTGCAATCACAGCAGCAGATACTGGAACTGTTACTGCAACAATGCTGGCATCTGGAGTTCTTTCGGGAGCCGTAACTACTGGATCAATTACTTCAGACAAGATAGCAGATTTAACAATTGTTGACGGAGACATATCTTTAACAGCAGATATTGCAAAAACTAAGATTTCTGGAACTGCAGTAACTCAAGCTGATACTGGAACAGTGACCTCTACTATGATTGCTGATGGAACCATTGTGGCTGGAGATATAGCAGATGGTGCAATTACTTCAGCTAAAATTCTTGATGGAACTATTGTTAATGCTGATATTTCAGCAACTGCTGCCATTGCTGCTACAAAAATTGCAGGTACTGCAATTACTGCTGCCGATACAGGAACTGTGACATCAACAATGATTGCAGACGGAACTATTGTTAACGCAGATATCAACGCTTCAGCTGCAATTGCTGCAACAAAGATTTCTGGTACTGCAATCACAGCAGCTGATACTGGAACTGTTACAAGTACTATGATTGCAGATGGAACTATTGTTAATGGAGATATAAGTTCTACTGCAGCAATTGCCACTTCAAAGATTTCTGGTCTAGACTCTGCTCTTGCAGCAAAAGCTCCACTTGCAGCACCAGCACTTACTGGAAATGCCACAGCAGAAAACCTAACTATTTCTGGTAACCTAGTTGTCAATGGTACAACTACAACAGTTTCATCAGCAAATCTAGAACTCACAGATTCTCTAATTTATCTATCATCAACACAATATGATACTGACGCAGTAGATATCGGTATTTACGGTGCATACGGAGATATAAATCCAGGTCACTTCCACACTGGACTAGTTCGTGATGCCTCTGATAGTGGAAAGTGGAAGTTGATTTCTGGAGGTGTAGAACCTACCTCAAACGTAGTTGATTTTACATCAGTCACATACGACACACTAAAATTGGGTGGAGTAGAGTTTTCTGACGGTGCTCAGACTAAACAGGGTGTTCCATCATTAACTACAATTAACCAGCAAACTGGGGCATACACAACAGTCTTGACTGATCGTGATAAGCTTGTAGAAATAAACTCAGCCTCTGGCGTAACATTAACAATTCCGTTAAATTCATCAGTAGCATATCCAGTAGGAACATCATTTGATATTCTTCAAACTGGAGCAGGACAGGTAACAATAGCAGGAGCTGCTGGAGTAACTGTAAATGCCACACCAGGACTTAAGCTACGCACACAGTGGTCATCTGCTACACTATTTAAGAGAGCAACAGATACTTGGGTTGTTTTCGGAGACCTAACAGCTTAATCAGGAGAATATGAAATGGCAGTAAGTAAAAGAGCAGGAAAAAAGTCACTTCAGCAGAATGACTTTTTGCAACCATCAGCACCAATAAATGTAATTGGAACAGATGTTGGACTTAATAGAGCTTATAATGATGGTGCTGTATCTGTATCTTTTGATCTTCCATCAGGCTCTGCAGCAGCAACATCATATACAGTAACTGCATCTGATGGAAAAACTGCAACTGGTTCATCTTCACCAATCGTTATAACTGGATTTGCAACTGGTGCTACTCCAACTTTTACAGTTACTGCGACCAACGATAAAGGAACTTCAGCATCTTCTTCATCTTCTTCTTCTGTAACAGTTACAACTGTTCCATCATCACCAACTTTTATTTCTGCATCAGATGTGGGAACAAATAGAGCTTTTAATGATGGTGCAATTACAATTAACTTTAATGCTTCAGCTTCAAACGGTGGCAAATCAATAACAGCATATGTAGCTACCATCGGAGGAGGAGTTGGCGGTCAATCTAATACTGGTGCATCATCTCCAATCACTGTTGGTGGAATTGGAAGTAATGCAAGTGTTTATATTTCAGTAATTGCTAGAAACGCTAATGGTGATAGTACAGCAAATACCACTTCTGGAATGATAACAGTAACAACTGTGCCAGGTGCACCATACGGTGTTTCAGCATCTTCCCCATCGGCAGGAACAGATAACCTATCCTGGTCTGCACCTAATGATGGTGGAAAAGCTATATCAATTTATAACTGGACATCATCTGATGGAAAGTCTGGTAGCACAGCATCAACATCAACATCTATAGCTCAGGAAATGGGTACTGCTCAAACCTATAGCGTAACAGCTACAAATGCCAATGGAACTAGTGCCGCTGGAACATCAAATTCAGTAACTACAAACTTTGCCTTCAGCCCTTTTGGATTCACTCCATTCGGATTCACCCCATTTGGATTCACCCCATTTGGATTCACTCCTTTTGGTTTCACCCCTTTTGGTTTTACCCCCTTTGGTTTCACTCCTTTTGGTTTTGCCCCATATGGAAACTTTGCATTTACACCATTTAGTTTTGTGCCATTTGGATTTACTCCAGTTTATTCAAACTTTGCATTTACACCATTTGCATTTGCACCATTTGCATTTACACCATTTAGTTTTGTGCCATTTGGATTTACTCCAGTTTATTCAAACTTTGCATTTACACCATTTGGATTCATTCCATATGGAAACTTTAGCTTTACTCCAGTAGCTGCCTTTGGATTTGTATGTGTTGGAGAAAATTCTGAAATTTTAACTATATCTGACACTGGTGAAACAACACTAACACTAGCTAAAGATCTAAAGGTTGGAGATTCTGTTGTATCACCTATCTGGGACAACTACGATTCTAAAGCTGACATTGAGAATTCAAGAATAGAATATGAATGGCTAGAAAACCTTTCTGTAAAGAATGGAACAGTTCGTGAAATTGTTAAAAACCAGTCAGACAAAATTATCTTTATTAATAATGATAAAAAGAAATCTTACACACCATCACACCCAATTTTAGCCAAGGTAGCCGATCAGAATTTTGCTTGGGAGCAGGTATCTAATCTTTCTGTTGGAGATATATTTATGGAGTACGACAAGGACTCTAATGGGTATCGCTCAACTGAAATTTTGACAATTGATACTGAGATAGCTACTCAGGACGTATATCTGATTAGTGTAGATGATACAGATACCTTTATTGCCAGTGGAATAGTTTGTCACAAGTAGACTTCTAGCATGCTATAGTGTATACTATACATATAGAATGGAGACAAAATGGGTATTGAACAAAATCCTGCTGGCGTATTGCCGAAACCACATAAATTTTTTGAACGTTTTTTAAATAATGATTTAGAAAAGCTATCTGTAGAACTTCAAGAAAGATATGATAGCATTAAAAATGCTACCTTAAGAGGGGTTACGCCAGTAACAGATACTGATATTTGGAAAGAATCCAACAGTATTTCAACAATGAAATGGCAACAGTACAATGTATTCCAATTTCACGTTCCAGAGATCAGAAAACTATATGATGAAGTTTCATCAATGATTCATGAGGCATGTGACTATTATGGCATAGACTTTAAAGAACAAAATTACATGTTGCAGGGATGGTTCAACATCAATGAGTCTGGGAATGGAAAGCTTGATTGGCATGACCATGGACCTGCTGGAGCACCGTTTTTCCACGGATATTATTGTGTAAAAGCTGAACCATCAGAAACTCACTATATGATATTCAATAGAGAGCGTAAAATAAATATTAATAAAGATAATCGTGCTGTAGTTTCAGAAATGGGACATCCACATGCTATGGGAGACTGGGATTGGGATGGTCCACGAATAACAATAGCATATGACGTTATACCACTATCAGTATTGTCTGGCAATAAGGAAATACCAGAACAGCATTGGATACCATTATCGTGAAAAAAATATTGTGCAAAATTGTCGGTCATAAAATAAATGTTAAAACATGTCCTTTTACTAAAGCTGAACTTGTATCTTGTGAAAGGTGTGGATTAGGTAAAAGTGACCACTCAAGTCAAATGAGTTTTAGATAATAAACTACCCTGTCATTTATTTGGCAGGGTATTTTTCTTTAATGTGGTAAAATAGACTATCATGACTAATCCGTCAAATTTATATGCCGAAAAGGTATTCTCAGAACATCCAATATCACTATGGTCACTAGACGAGACCTTGGACTATATTTCTTTGGTTACAGAAGAAGATCGTGACCTATCTCAATGGACGGCATATATTGGATCAACAAAAAAACAAAGCAATACATATGTCGAAACAATAACAGACATTGTTGGCGAACCATTTCCAAATAGTAATACTTTTAAGATTACAGCACCGACACCAACTGGAAAAACAGGAAATATAAAATTTATAAGTAACCACATTGTTGGATTTAACGAACTTGATGAATATATGAAAACCGTGTCCATGGGTGCCTACATATATTCATTAGCTGACTATATTTCGTCAGTGGAAATAGGGTTTGAGTACATAGATGAAGCATCTGGTGGTCTGGTATACAAATACAAAAACTTTGATACACCAATATCAGATAGATGGATGTTTTTATCTGAAACATTTGACATACCGTTCCATGATAATATTTTCTTTAGACCAGTTATAAATATAAAATATATAAAGTCAAAAAATAGTGCAGAAGTCTATGAATTTTTAGTCAATGGACTTTCCCTAGGGCAATGGTCAGAAGAATTTAATGCCACATCACTGGGCGTAAATGTTCAATCATTATCAGAACAGTCTGATATTGCACTATCTACAACAAGTGGTGTATATGCAGTTCCTGCAAATGCATACGGTCTTGATTCATCCAAAGGTTTTTATCTGTCAAAACAAAAAACTCTTTCTGCTAAAAATGCAGGAATTCCGATTGTCTATGGATCATCAAATGTTACCACGTTACTAGATAACGGGGATCTGCCATCATTAGTAATACCAGGTCATGGATTTTTAAATGAATCTGGTAGATATAAAACATATACTTTTGAAATGTGGTTACGAGTAAATGGAAATACCACAACCTCTACAAGAATATTTGGTCCAATATCATCTAGAGACGGATTGTATATGGATGGTCCATTCCTTAAATTTGTTATAGGCTCTCAAGAAGCCTATCACTATATTGGAGAATGGTTTAGACCAATATTGCTACATATAAGATTTTCAGAATCATTGGCAACGGTCCTAGTAAATGGAGAAGAGGTCTTTAGTATTAAGCTAATAGATTCACTTACTTTTCCATCTAAACTTAATTCATTAGGCAAAGACCAAGATTTCTTAGGACTATACTCAAGTTCAGAAATCTATCCTTTTGATATAGATTGCATTGCTATATATCCATATCTAGTTCAATCAGATGTTGCAAAAAGAAGATATGTATATGGTCAGGGTGTAGAGTTCCCAGAAAATATTAATACTGCATATAGTGGGACATCTGTTTTTATTGACTACCCTTTTGCAAATTATGCAAACGACTACTCATATCCTAAAAATGGAAAATGGAATCAGGGAATCCTAGAAAATTTGGGAATCGAAAATAACACACTTTCAACACCAAACTATGCTTTGCCAAATATTGTTTTCAATAACAGAAATACTTCTGATTGGTCAACAGCAATAAAGACATTACCACCTGAATCTGATAAATATGTTTTGATGAAGCCAAACAACTCATGGTCAGAAACAGATGGATACATATTATTTAATAATATAAATATTCTTAAAGAAAACATGTCTTCTGTATACGGTGTATTCAAAATAACAGAAAGACCAGAAGAATTAGAAAAGCAAGTATTAATGCTTTTGTATGATGATGTTACAAAAAATTATTTTTCTGTATCAGTAGGACACTCAAAAATATCATATGACCTATATCAAAACAATATTGCACAGAATATCTATGAGTCAGATCTGTATGCCATGAATGACCAATTCATCGCAGGCATTGATATAGATAGATTCTCAAACTATTATGGAAAAGATGTTTCATCATTCTTTGGAAATAGATCTAGTTTAAAATTGTATGTTGGCGGAACAAAAGAATTTTCTAATACCTTTACTGGGAAAATATATAGTATAAATATTTCAACTGAAAGAAATCTAAATAAAATTTCATACCTGTTTGACGAAAGAGGAGTTCCAGTAGATTTTGAAAACGTATTTGACCTGTATTCTGGGGACGTGCAGTATGATGCTACAGGTCAAAGCTTCTATGATTTTGGAACTGAAAATGATTTAGCTTTCTGGAAATATGTGATTGACGGTGGTGATCCATATTCATTTGCCACCACAACAGTTCTTAATCACACTGCAAGTTATACAATGTTTGTTTCTAGCAATGAGGCAGGAGAGTCAGTATTAGATATTGCGGTTGATTCATACTGGGAAGACTATCTTCCATTATCATATTTTGCAAAATATGTTGATGATGGAAATGGTAATAAAAAATACGACATTGATTTTATTCAATTTAATATTGACTATCCAGCACCAAGTAAATTCACAGAGAGTGTTCAAGAAGGATCCTGGACGTATCAGGAATTGAAAAATCAATTTTCCTATCCAATTCAAAGAGATTATTCATCACTAGACAATCATCTGTTTACTGGGTTTGACACCTATAACGATTTGAAGAACAAATCAACAAAATCATATACATACGATACCTCAAACTCAATTGTTAGAACCTTTGTGTCGTTTCAGTTATTGTCAGCTGGAGCAAATGCACCACAAGATTACTTTACTGTTACAGAGCCAACACCAAAAGATGGAATTATTTTGCCAGGACCAAACTGGCTAACAACAAAGTATGAAGTTGTTGATAATGTTATTATCTATCCACCATCTGGAATAGCTTTTGACAAACTTGCAATAGTGACACATATCGATATTAATGTTAAGGGAATTACCGACAAAAACATTATGATTAGATCTCTTCAGTATGCTTCTCAAGCACTATCGGTTACAAACACAAATATCATCGGTACAAGATTTGGAACTAACCTAAAGCCATATAAAAAAGTTGGTCTTTATTTTGACTATAAAAATAAAAATCCATTCTCAATATATAAGGGAAGTACACCGTACCTATACTTGACAAAAAATAGCGGTATTCAAGTAAGAGGAACCTATGATCCAGAAATAAATAGGGGAATATCTATTCCAATTAATGAATCTAAAGCAAAAGATTTTAAGGTTATTGCTATGCAAATGGCTTTAAGGTATGACCAAGACTTCTTCCCGTATTCTCCAACTGAAATTTTTGAAATACAAAGCAACAACTCATACATTAAGTTCTACATGGTGGCAACACATCCTAGTGGAACCAGGGCAAAAATATATGCAGTAAATCTTAATACTGGAACGCTAGAAACAAATATTGCATTCTATCTAAATGGAAAGATTGTAAAGGATCCAGTTATAACCATTAAAGAATGGTCCATGCTTGGCATATCATTCCCGATAGTTCTTGATTTTGGGTTAAAGACTGGTGCACTGAGAATAACTGGACCCCTAGTTGTCAATACAATTTCTCACTATAAGTCAACCAACTTGCAAGAGGTTCAGCAAACTGCTACAAGACCATGGTACAAGGTCGCAAGTGCAGACACCATTGATCTTGATTGGATATATTGGGATACATCATTTAAGTGGCAGGAAGTTCTTATTTTGTCAAGAACTAGCTATTATGGAGTTAATCCATCAGACATTTATAGGGCATACACTGGAACAAACAAGGTGGTTGTTGATAATTCACTTCCAGTGGGAGGAGAAGATCATCTTCGCATCAAGATGTTAAGTTATTCATTGTATAAAGATGTTACCTGGCAGTCGAATATTATTAAAGCTGTATAATATGGTATACTAGTGGTTATGAATACCGAAAAATTTAGAGCACCTGGTCAAATTGGTGACACAAAACTTACAGTCATAGACAAGCAATATGATTGGGGAATCTACATTTGGAAAAAGGCAAACGGCAAGCCTTTTACAGATGGCAATGGAAATGTATTAAACATACCGTCTCATAGGGGTGACGCATTCCAAATTCGCAAACTTGAGCAAGAAGCAAAGGCACTTGGTCAGGGCGACGGGTCTTATGAGTTTTATCCAGGAATGGGTAGAATCTCAGACGAAGAATATTCAGAACAAATTGATAGAATGAGTCAGGGACTTATTCCAAATATGAATGACCTAGGTGCTGTTCAGGCAGCTAAGGATACAATTGCTATGTATGGAAGTGACGAGTAATGTCAGAAAATGAATACTATATTAGAGATTTAGGATTGCCTGAATATGAGCAAGAAGCTAACGCATTCAAAGATCAGGATCCTTTTGCAAAATCTTGGGACGATCTAAAAGGACTGTCTGGTCTAGAAAAAAACTTTAAACGTCGTTCTGACAGAATGTCTAAGGCAAATAATGATTCCCCAGTAGAGACTACAATTCAGTATAACAATGTTGATGTAATGGCACCTGGATATCAGAATTCGGCATTGACAAATAGCACTGGTCTAAGTGGAACATACTCTAAAGAAATTAATCCAGGTCGTGTATATCGAAATGGCTATGGTATCTTTGATGTCATTACACCCCCATGGAACCTATATGAACTTGCAAATTTTTACGATACTTCGTTTGCTAACCATGCAGCAATTGATGCTAAAGTAGAAAACATTGTTGGTCTAGGCTATGACTTTGATGTTACAAAAAGAACCATGATGTCTCTTGAGGGATCTGATAATGATTCTGCAGTAGAGAAAGCACGTAAGCGTATTGAACGTGCAAAAGTCGAAATGCGTGATTGGCTAGAATCTTTGAATTCAGATGAATCGTTTACTCACATTCTTGAAAAATTCTACACAGATGTTCAGGCAACTGGAAATGGTTATTTAGAAATCGGTAGAACTGTAACTGGAGAGATTGGATATGTTGGACACATACCAGCCACCACTATGCGTGTACGTAGACTACGTGATGGATATCTACAGATTATTGGAAATAAAATTGTATACTTCCGAAATTTTGGTGCAAAAAATCCAAATCCATTAACAAATGATCCTCGTCCAAATGAGATCTTGCACTATAAAGAATATTCACCGTTAAATACTTTCTATGGAGTTCCAGACATAATGTCTGCAGTATCTTCACTACACGGAGATCAACTTGCATCTCAATATAACATTGACTATTTTGGCAACAAGGCTGTTCCTCGTTATGTTGTAACTCTTAAGGGTGCAAAGCTTTCTGAAGAAGCAGAAGATAAGATGTTCCGCTTCCTACAGACAAGTCTAAAAGGTTCTAATCACCGCACACTATACATTCCACTTCCAGGAGATTCAGATACCAACAAGGTTGAGTTTAAAATGGAACCAATTGAAAACGGAGTTCAGGAAGCATCCTTTAACGAGTATCGTATTCGTAACCGTGATGATATCCTAGTTGCACATCAAGTCCCATTGTCAAAAATTGGTGGTGGAGATTCGTCTCAAATTGCTGCAGCTCTTGCACAAGACAGAACCTTTAAAGAGCAGGTAGCAAGACCAGCACAAACCAATCTTGAAAAAATGATTAATAGAATCATAAAAGAAAAAACTGATATTCTTGAATTTAAGTTTAATGAGCTAACTCTTACAGATGAAATATCTCAAGCACAAATTCTAACAGAGTATGTAAAGAATCAGATTATGGTTCCCAATGAAGCAAGAACAGTTCTTGGACTTCCTCATCGTGATGGCGGTAATGATCCAGTAATTCCTACACCACGTCAAGCAGCGGATGCTAAAGCAAATAATGCTGGTAATCGTGCAAGAGATGCACAAAGAGCAAATAATGCTTCAGATAAAACTACAACAACTAATGGTAGAAATCCAAAGGGAGAAGGAAGATCTTCAAAATAAGTTTATCATTTTGTGATATTATATTAAAAAGGGTCTTATAATTAAACTACCATGACTATAGCTAAAGCACAATGGAATTCTGAAGGCGACAACGTTCGTCTTTCAATGCCTTTCTCTAAGGTGGACAAGGAACGTCGTATCGTTTCTGGATTCGCTACACTGGACAATGTTGATCGTCAAAAAGACATTGTTACTTCTGATGCATCAATGAAAGCTTTTTCAAAGTTCAGAGGTAATATTAGAGAAATGCACCAGCCACTAGCTGTAGGTAAAATGGTAGCTTTTAAAGAAGACAAATACTTTGATCCTGAAACAAAGAAGTTTTATTCTGGAGTATTCGTTTCTGCATATGTTTCAAAGGGTGCTCAGGACACCTGGGAAAAAGTTCTAGACGGCACCCTCTCTGGTTTTTCTATCGGCGGTAGAATGAACAAGTGGGATGATGCTTATGATGAAAAGATGGATAGTACTGTTCGTATTATTAAAGATTATGATCTAGTAGAACTTTCTCTAGTAGATACTCCAGCAAACCAGTTTGCCAACATTCTTTCTGTAGAGAAGGTAGATGGCGTTGACACTGTAAAAGGAGAAGCCGTAGGCGTGGCTATTGAAAACGTATTTTGGGATTCAGAATCTGGCATTGTAATGCTTTCTGAAAATGAGGTTGAGATTTCACCTACTTTCGGAACTCCAATGCAGAACATAGGTTTCGTTGAAAAGAACGATAACGAAAAAACAGATATGATAAAGTTCTTAGTTGATAGTGCTAAAGGCATTAAGACAACTGAGATTAACAAGGAGGTAAGTCCTATGACTGACACAACAAATGATGCAGTAGTAGATGCTCCAGCTGAAGAAGCTGTAGTAGATGCCCCTGCAGTTGAAGAATCACAGGTCGCTCCAGAGGCAGAAGCAGTTGCAGATGTTGCAGATGCTGGCGTTGAGAAGGGTGACATCACTACTTCTGTTGTTCCATTGGAAGAGGCTGCAGAGCCTGCTACCGATGACGAGAGCAATGAGCCAGCAGATGAAATTGCTGCACCTGTTGCTAAGTCAGACAATGGATTTGATGCTGCTATTGCAGATGTCAAAGATGTTGTTACCAAAGCCTTTAGCGATCTAACTGCAGTTGTTCAAGCACAAGCTGAGCAGATTGCAGAACTAAGCAAGTCAATTGGTGCAGTAAAAAATGAGGTAGCTGCAACTCAGACTGTGTTTAATGAGTTTGGAAAGAGAGTTGACGCTGTTGAGGCTGACACTGCTTTCCGTAAGTCTGGCGATCTAGGCGAGATCGTACAGGAAGCTCAGCCAGAATTGGTTGAGAAATCCCTATGGGGCGGTCGTTTCCTCAAAACTGCCGATTTATTTAAGTAAACAGAAAATCACTTTAGGAGGTGAACAATATGTCGGAAGAAATTATTAAGAACCAGCCAGGTACCTCTGGAAATCTAGGTGGTACACAGCCTGGTCTTTACCAAGGACAGGGTGCATTCGCATCTGGTTCAGAAGATGGTGCAAACGTTCCAGGTAACTACCACACAGGTGCTGCTGTAGGAAACATCCCAACTGCTGCATTCGGTGCAACCACTGGTCCAAACGCTGTAAACCCTTCAGGTGATGCAGGTAGCGGTATCCTACGCCCTGAACAGGCACGTCGTTTTATTGACTACGTATGGGATGCTACTGTACTCGCCAAGGATGGTCGCCGTGTAACTATGAGAGCTAACACTATGGAGCTTGAGAAGGTTAACGTCGGTGAGCGTGTAATTCGTGCTGCTGCACAGGCACTTGGTGATTACACCAACGCTGGTGCAACATTCACTAAGGTTGAGCTTACTACCAAGAAGATTCGTCTTGATTGGGAAGTTTCAGCTGAAGCTCTAGAAGATGGTATTGAGGGAGGTGCTCTTGAGGACCACCTAGTACGTCTAATGACTAACGCTTTTGCTAATGACATTGAAGATCTAGCGATCAACGGTACTGGTAACTCAGGCGATGGAGCATTCCTCGGTATTATGCAGGGTTTTGTTAACAAGGCTCAGACAGATGGCGCAGCTCACGAGTCTGTTGTAACTGTTGCAGACAACGCATGGACCACAGATGTTCTTCAGAACATCATCCTTTCAATGCCACGCAAGTACCGTGCACTTAAGAACAACCTTAAGTTCTACGCAGGTACTGATGCATTCCAGGGAATCATCAAGCACAACGGTACCCTAGCTGACGCTATTGCTGAGGCATTTGCTGGTACTCCAGCAGGTACCCCTGCTAACCGTCAGGCTTACCTAGACGGTAACGGTCAGACATTCGGTGGAGCACGTACTACTCGTGTTCTCGGTGTCGATGTTCAGGAAGTTCCTTACTACCCTGCAGGTTATGTAGACCTTACATTCCCTCAGAACCGTATTTGGGGATTCCAGCGTGACATCACCGTCAACCGTGAGTACAAGCCAAAGAAGGACACAATTGAATACACCGTATTCGTCCGCTTTGGTGTACAGTGGGAAGAGCAGGATGCAATTGCATTCGCTGACGCTGGTGCAGACAGCTAGTCTGTAGCACACCTTTAAGGGGGGCAGGGGTTTCGGCTCCTGTCCCCTTTTTAATATCTGTTATAATTAATATTTAGGAGGTTATTATGTCAGAAAATACAAATAACGAAAACACTACAACAGAGGATGCTCCAGCAGCACCAGCAGAAGTAGTAGCACCAGAAGTAACAGTGACTGAAGACACTCCTGCGGTTGTAGAGCCTGAAGCAGTAATAGCAGAAGCTCCAAAAGCAGAAGATAATGTCATAGTTCCAGAAGAGCCTAAAAAGGTTCAGCACCTAGATGCCGTTGGCAATGGTGCAATCGGTGTAAAGGTTGTCGAAAAGACAGAAAAGAAGGCAGAGCCAAAGGCAAAGAAAGAAGAGCCAAAGGCTGATACTGTGGCTATTCACTCAACTCGTAACGTAACTTGGCAGGGTGTTGGAAAAGTTTATTTTGGCTACAACATTGTAACTAAAGAGCAAGCCGATCAGTGGTTAACACGTAATCACGTTCGTCTAGCAACTCCAGAAGAAGTTGCCAAGGAGTTCGGCAAGTAAAATGGAAGTAATGAGAGTTCCACCTTATCCTCTAGTAACAACATGGAATTTGCCAGATGCAAATTATGACTACATAGTCTATGTGGAGGATTTGGTGGACCACTCAATTGAAGAAACAACCATAACATCAGATTCAAACGGTATTGTTATATATCAGATACCACTAACAAAAGTTGAGTTTGATCGTGAATTCCTTATTCGTTTTTATGACGCAGAGCATGAACACATTATATATGAAGATAACCTTACAATTGTAAGACCATACGTAAATGCTAGCGATCTTGGCGAAACAGCATCAGAAATAAAAGAATATAGGATGTATGAGGTTATTGCTCGTTCAATAATTGATACATATATAAATGATGGTTTTTACAACCACAAATCAATATTACAATCACAGGGTAATGGAACAGATTATATGCCAGTATGGCGTATGGCAAACCGTGTACTAAAAGTATACGAGAACAACGTTCTTATTTATGATAAAGATGCTGCAGATCCATCTACCAATCTGTACAATTTTTCAATAACTCTAGATAACTCAGCAATTCAGAAAACTTCAAATTACGAATATAATAGACTATCTCAAACTGTTCCAGACCTATCATTGCCAATATCACGTGGAGACATTATGTTTGAACAAAGACGAGATGGCGGAGTATTTACATTAGGATATGACTACTTATTTGTTTTAGATGAAGGATTCCGTGCACTACCACCAGATGTTGTTCGTGCAACAACCATGCTTATTAATGATTTAAAGTGTGGAAATCTAGACTATGCCAAAAAATATATTAGCTCATATGATACAGACCAATTTACAATAAAGTTTGATCCACAGGTTTTCAAGGGCACTGGAAATATGGTTGTTGACAGAATGCTAGACAAATACATTAGAGGAACTTTAAAAGTAGCGGTGATATAATATGGCTGCTTGCGAAGAAACAAGTGTCGTATACCCAATCCTTGCAGATGTGTTCTATCCAATAGTAACCGATGCTGGATATGGAAGCACATCAAAAAAATGGATTCTTGATAGAACCATAGCCTGTGCCTTTAATCCAGCCAGTAGAAAATATAAGCAAGATGTTCAGCCAAATCCCAGCATAACGATTGATAATCAGTTGGTCGGAAGAGTAAAAACAGATCTAACTCAATCAAGCAGAGATGGTTTGTTTGCAATCACAAACATAATTATTGCAAACATTAGAGACGCTAATGGAAATATAATCTATAACGAGTCTGCTGGTATTCGTGCTGGAAAGTCAACAATATTTGAAATATCAACCTTTAACCCAATAGTTGGTCCATTTGGAAAAACTGATTATTTTAAGGTGGTATTGGCACGTTCAGATAACCAGGCAGCGGATATATGATAAGGTTTGATGACAGAGCCTTTATAAAGGACATGAATAATTTAGTTCAATACTCCCTAGGATATATTGATGGAATTAGGATGGGAAGAGATAAATTCCTGGAGTTAGTTGGTAAAAGAGTTTCGGTTATTCTGGGACACTTTATAGACTCTAATGCAAGAATGAATCCAGCAGCATTGCATCATGTGTATGAGTGGTACCAAACAGGAAATGCAGATGCAAGATTGTTTGAAATAAGTTCAATAGCATCTGGATCAATGATAGAGTTTGGATCTACCTTTACTCAATCAAAAACTATTAAAGAGGGTTCCAAAGTACCATTTTTTGACAAAGCGACAATAATGGAAAATGGAACCCCAGTTACAATTAGGACAAAAACTTCTGATGTTTTAGTGTTTGACGATAACGGACAAGAAGTTTTTACAAAACAGGATATTTACGTAGAAAATCCAGGTGGTCAGGAAGTCATAGGGGAATATGAAAAAACTTTTAGATTGTTTTTTGAAAGTTATTTTTCTCAAGCATTTCTGCAACAAACTGGGTTGGGAGCATATCTATCTACGCCAACAGAATATTCTAAAAATTTTTATAACGGAATAAAATCTGGATATCAAACAGGACTTAAAACAGGGTATAATTGGATAATAGAAGCAGGAGTATCCCTATAATGGCAATTCATCATCCACCAAGTTTTATAAATGCATACCTTCAAGACAAGATTATGCAGAGTCATGAATTTGCTGTGCCCATGTTTCCAACAATGCCAACAGATTTATCTGCAGCAACTGACGGATTCACGATGTCACAATTAGTTGGAGACGGTCCAACAGTTAAGTATTATTTTAATGGGGCAGCAGCAATTTATGATCGCATGTTTAAAATGCGTAGACTTCCTTTTCCACACATTAAATCGGAGCAACTACTTTATTACTTTTTTTCTCTAACCACTGAAGCAGTTTCAAAACTTATAGAGGTAACTCAAGAGATTCAGGACCTACTTGACCGTGGAGATGAATCGGCAGAAGAAGTTAATGCCTGGGTTAGAAAATATCAGGAACTGTATCCAGGAACACCAGAGCCAGTCCTAGATGCCTTTGGAAATCAGATTTTTGATCCAACATATAATTCGGATGGCAGCCCAATTCTTGATGAAGATGGCAATCCAGTCCTAGCTTTAAGAACGGTTCCCACAGCAAGAATCATGGGGAAAGATGTCCTATTGCCATATTTCCACCACATAAAGGTATATCAGTTACAGGAAACCAGAGATATTATTAATTTTGCCACAGCTAGAACATTTGCTGGTAATAAGATGATTATAGATTACGACTGGCATAAATAAAAAACGCTGTTATACTTATAACGAGGAAACACGCCCAATTATTCTACTAAGAAAAAGAGGTGAAAAATATGGCATATTCACGTGGTTCAAGTGCAAACATCATTGTTGGTGCAGCTGCACTTTTTACATACGAGCAGGGTCAACTAACTGACGCTGATCTTCCTGCACTAGTTGATGGTACTTCTCTTAAGACTACCCTATCAAGCAATGCAGATTTCCGCAACGTTGGTTACACTACTAACGGTCTAGACCTAGAGTTCCAGCCTGACTTCGGTGAAGTTAAGGTTGACCAGGTTCTTGACGTAGCTAAGCTCTACAAGCAGGGTATGAAGGTTAACCTAAAGACAACTTTCGCAGAGGCAACTCTGGAGAACCTTCTATTCTCACTTGCAGGTAAAGATTCAGACCTAGGAACTGTTGCAAGCGGTTCATGGGGTGCTGGTAACCCAGCCCTAAATCTTTCAGCAGGTGACATCGGAGAATGTCCTGTTGAGCGTGGTCTAGTTGCTGTCGGTCCAGGTACAGGAGACTGTGCAATTGGTTCAGAGCTAGAGCGTATCTATGTAGCATACCGTGCGTTATCAATTGAGAACGTATCTGTAGCTGCAAAGCGTGACGCTGCAACTGAGTTTGCAGTTTCATTCCGTCTGCTACCTAACGACAACGCATCTTATGGTAAGATCGTTGACCGTACAGTACCAGCAGCTTAATAACTAAATATATAACTTAATAGCAGAACCGTCCAGTTTAAACACTGGGCGGTTTTGTGTTTGATATACTATATAGATGGCAACAGAAATATATGAATCTGCGACGGTATATTTGACCGATGGAACAGAATTATACATAACACCATTAAAGATAAAGTATCTAAGACAGTTCATGCAAAAATTCTTAGAGTCTGGTGTTCAAAAAAGCGAATCTGAAACAATAGACATGTTATCAGAATGTGTTGCAATTGCAATGAAACAATATTATCCATCAATAAAAACAATAGATGACGTTCAAGATTCTATAGATATTGAAACTCTATACAAGATAGTCGAAGTATCATCAGGTGTAAAATTAAAAGATAGCAAAGAGAGTTCTAGTAATGCTAATCAGCCTAGTTCAAAAAACAATAAACCAAAAAGCGAAACAACTTGGGAAACTCTTGATCTTGCAAAATTGGAGTCAGAGGTATTTTTGATTGGCAAATGGAAAGATTATGAAGACCTTGAGACTTGCCTATCCATGCCAGAGTTAGTCGCAACCCTGCAAGCAAGTAGAGAATTAAGTTATAATGATAAGAAATTCATGGCTGGACTGCAGGGCGTAGATTTGGACAAAGAGTCTGGCAAAACAGATGAATGGGAAGAAATGAAAGCACGAGTATTCGGAAATGGGAATGCCGCCAATGCTAACGATATCGTAGCACTGCAAGGACAGAGTGCGGTAAAAGCTGGATTCGGAATTGGTATGGGGCTAGACTATGAAAGAATAGATTAATAATTTTATCTTGTGTTATAATTGTATAAACCCAATTAATGGAAAAGGAAAAAAAATGGCTCTAACAATCAATGAAGGCAAAAAGATCAGTCTATTAGACGGAACAGAGATCGTAGCAAGACCGCTTAAGATCTCTCTACTGCGTAAATTCATGACTACATTTGAGGGCATTGCTGCAGTAGCAGAAAACAATGATAAGTCAATGGATATTCTCATGGAGTGTATCAAGATTGCTCTGGCACAATATGCACCAGAGCTTGATCCAAAGATAGACCTAGAAGAAATTCTAGACCTTCCTTTGGTTTACGAAATCGTTGAAGAAGCATCAGGAATTAAACTCCAGGATGCAAGTCTTCTCGGTGGAGCAGTTTAATTTTATAAATAAAAAGGCGGTGTGGATGAATGGCTGAAGTCCAATCCAATATAAGGGTCAATGTAGACACTACCAGTGCGGTAGCTAGTCTCAGACTTCTTCAGAATCAGATTTCAGCTTTTCATACACAAATGTCAAAAGCAGGTGCTGCACCTGCTGCTGTATCATCAAATATGCAGCAAAATCTCTTAAATGGGATAAATGCATCTGGCAAATTTGCAGCCAGCATGGTCACTGTAAAAAGTTCCACAGAAGCTTTTACCACAGCACTTGAAAAAAATAAACTCTCTATGGGAGAGTATTTTAGATATGCTGGTGGAGCATCTAAAAGTTTTGGAAAGCTATTTGCTTCTGAATTTGCAACTATCAATCAGGTAGCAGAATCACGAGTTAAGAGTCTGCAGTCCCAATACATTAAAATGGGGCGTGATGCAAATGGTGCACTACAGGCTATCAAGGTAAGACCGTTATCCCTTGATATGAATGATCTGGCAACAAGAACTGCTCTTGCTGCTCAGAAACAACAACTTTTAAATCAACTTCTTCACCAAGGATCTACCAATCTTTTAAACTTTGGTAAGAACACTCAGTGGGCTGGTCGTCAGCTCATGGTTGGTTTTTCTATTCCATTGCTAATGGTTGCATCAGCTGCAACTAAAGCATATACTCAAATGGAAACTGCTTCTCTAAAATTGAGACGTGTATACGGTGACTTAAATACTACAGAAGCAGAAACCAGACAAATAACAGCAAGTATTACAAAGCTTGGTCACGAATTTACAAAATTTGGTATTGCGGTATCTGACACAATGGATCTTGCATCCCAGATTGCAGCAATGGGTAAAACTGGAAATGATCTTCTTCAGCAAGTAGCAGAAACTCAAAGACTCGTCGCACTTGGTGGGGTATCAACAGCAGATGCAATGCAAACAACTGTAGCATTAACAAACGCTTTTGGAGTTTCTACTAAAGACCTTGCAACAAATGTTGACTTCCTAAACTACGCTCAAAATCAAACTATCCTATCTATTCAGGATGTTACTGAAGCAATTCCTAAAGCTGGTCCAGTAGTTAAACAGCTCGGTGGAGATGTCAAAGACTTAACATTCTTCATGACAGCTATGCGTGAAGGCGGTATTAGTGCTAGTCAGGGTGCTAACGCACTAAAGTCTGGTCTTGCATCTTTAATTAATCCAAGCAAGGCAGCCTCTGACTTCCTCGGAACACTTGGAATCAACATTACTGGAATTGTCAATAAGGATAAAGGTAATCTAAAACAAACAGTTCTTGATGTTGCTACTGCTCTTGACAAACTTGACCCACTCAATCGTGCTAGAGCAATTGAGAAACTATTTGGTAAATTCCAATTCTCAAGAATGTCAGCATTGCTACAAAACGTAGCAGATCCAAATAGTCAAGCTGCACAGATTTTAAATATTGCCAATAAGTCAAAGGCAGAACTTTCAATTCTTTCTGAGCGAGAGTTAAACCGTGTAGCTAATTCACCAATGAATAAGTTTAAAAAGGCTCAGCAGGAACTTAAGACATCGCTAGTTCCACTCGGCGAACAGTTTATGACAGCTGTTATTCCACTAACAAAATTCTTAACAACATTTATAAAAGGATTTAATGATCTTAACAAAAATTCTGGTGGATTCTTCTCAAATCTAACAATGTGGGTAGCTGGAATTGGTCCAGTAGTCCTAATGGCTATCGGTCTACTAGCAAACGGTGTAGCAAACATAATTAAGCTTTTTGCAAATGTTAAAAGCTTTATTAATAGAACTCAAACTGAAAGTAGAGTTCTAGGTGAAACAACTCACTACATGACCAAAGAGCAGATAGATGCTAAGGCAGCTGCCGTATCTCTTGAGCAAGCACACGTAAATCTAGCACAGGCATTCTCAACAGAAAGAGAAAACCTTTCACTGCTTGTTTCTGAATACCAAAGAGCAATAGCTATTCAAGAAGCTTATGCTGCAACAAATCTAATTCCTAGAGGTCCTATGGGACCAATGCCAAAGGGATATGCTACTGGTGGAGTTGTTCAGGGTCCAGGTGGTCCAACTGATGATGCAGTTCCAACCAATCTTTCTAATGGTGAGGTTGTTCTTTCTGTAGCAACCGTAAAGAAAAATCCTGGAATTGTAAAGGCACTTCTTGGCGGTAAAAAGATAAGAATTCCAAACCTATCTGGAGGAGGACAGCCTGGAGGAGTAATACTTCCAGCAGGATATGCTGCAGATATTGGAAATCCAAATAAAAATTATGCAAGTATCCCAACAAATGCTGCAAAAATGGAAGCTGCTGGATTTGGCACACAGGTTCAAAAAGTAGTTAATATTTTAGCTGAATTTGGTGTTACAACAAGTACAGCTAGTGGTATGTTCAGAAACATGAATACTGCAGCAAAAATGGGAGAGGCTGAACTAAATAAGTGGGTAGCTGCATTAGAACAAAATGTGCAAATAGCAAAAACTGGAACACAGCTAAAAGCCATGCAAAAAACATCAACTGGAGTTGGTGTAGGAGATAAGCAGCAGGAATCTTTTGCACATGTTGGTGGCGGTACAAGTTATCAGAGTGCAATAACTGGACAGAAAGTAATTGCAAAATCACAACTGGGAATGTCTGGTATTCCAATTGATCTAAACAGACAACTTGCACAGGGTGGTGCAAATCCAAAAGAGTTCTTAAAGGCATATGATACTGCTGGAGTTCAAAAGTGGAATGATTCGGTACGTGCAGGTGGCGGAAATATAGAAAAACTTTCTGGAGATATTTCTGTATTTGATGCAAGAATAAAACAGCTAATCTCCACATCTGGAGCAAATAAAATTTTTGATTCGGAAGCACAAGCCAAAGCTTATGGACCAGGAGCAATTTCTGTACAAGGTGCATACAACCAGGCAAGACGTGAACAGATAGGTGGCGGACTAACTTCTGCCCTTGATGTTGCACATGCCTCACCAAGAGACTCACGAGAAGGTGGATCAAAATCAAAGATGTTTACTGCCGATCCAGCAAGAAGGGCAGAGGCATCAACTCACCTTGCAGCAGCTGCTAAAGCCGAGCTGGAAGTAGTTGGTCAAAACATTGGAACTGAATCTTCAAAAGCAGTAACCTCTGGAGTTGTAAAATCTGTAGACAAAAACTCAAGAAGTGCATCGCCTTCTAAACTGGGTGCAGAGCTTAGTGGCAAAAATATTGTTGATGGAATAATGCTTCCAGTAAAAGAAGCAAAACCTCAAGCAGATGCTGCAGGAAAAGCACTTGGATCAGCATTTATTAAGCCAATGGTAGAGGCTTCAAAGCAGCCACTAGTTAAAAAGTCAATGCCACAATTCTTTGGTGCTGGATCTACTGCATTAACTGCTGCAAACATTAATAGATCAAATGCTGTTGTATCTACACCAGTGCCCCCTACAGCTCTACAAAATGCAAAAGCAAACTTGGCTCGTGAGGGTGCATGGCTAAAAGAAGAATGGGCAGCAATAATCAATCCTATGAAGGCAACACTTTCTGCCGCTAAGGGACAGATTACTAGCGATGCTGTTTTTATTGAGGGTAATTTAAAGAAAGCTTTCTCTGCGGTAGTTCCTGAGTCATCAGCAATGGGACAAGCATTCCAACAACTAAAAGCTATTATGACTGTTGCCAGGGGTAACTTCCTAACCGAATGGGAATGGATCAAAGAAGATTTCCTAGGTGGAACAAAGGCTATGAAGGCTGGTGCCGTTGATATTGAAGCAGAAATGCTTCGTGTCGGAAAAGCTTTTAATGTTACAAACAGAATTGCTCAGTTCCAAGTAGCCATGGGTGACTTTGGAGCTATCTTAACAAAGGGTAGTCTATCAGCAGTAAAGGCTGGAATAGCACAGCAAGCAGTTGCACAACAGCAGGGTATCTGGGGAAGCTTTACTGCAAAAATTAAATCTATAGGGTCTGCTATTTCTGGCATAGGAGCCAGGGCAGTCAGTGCTACCACTGGAGCAATTTCTGGTGCAAAATCTGGAGTTGTCGGTGCCGCTAATGCTCTTGGACTCAGAGGTAATCTTGAATCACAGCTAGCAGCACAAATGGCTTTGGCAAAAACTCAAAAAGCAACAATCATGCAAACAGTTGAAAAAACTCGTTTGATGACAGAAGAAGATAAGCAACTGGTTCAACTTATTTCGGCAGAACAGAAATTAACTGAAGCTAGAATTGTAGAGCTAAAGACAATGCTGCAGGCACCAACTGTATTCCAGCAAATATCTAATAAGCTTGCAGAAATTGGAACAATCGGACAAGCTGGAGCAAGTAAAGTAAATGCTGCAGCATCTCAAATGTTTACATTCATTGGAAATAAGTTTACTGATTTAATGAATTCGGGAAGACCAGCTGCAGCAGCACTAATTGAATTCCAGAGAGCACAAAAAGAAGCTGCCGTAGCTACTAGAGAACTGGAAGCAGCACAGCGAAAAGGTATTGCAACAGAAGAGCAAAGAGCTATTGCAGCTAATGCAACTGCTAGGGTAGATGCTGCTCGTATGGGCGTAAACCAAACTAAGACAAACATCAAGGGTCTCGGCGGAATATCAATGGGTCTTATGATGGCTCCTATGATGTTGAGTCAGGACAAGGGGGCAGTAGGTAAGTTTGTAAACAAAAACATGATGAACATCATGATGGCAAGCATGCTAATCCCTATGATAAATCCATTCATTAATGGCGTCAGATCAATGGCTACCAGAATGGTGTTGTTTGCAAACAAGTCAAAGTTAGCCGAAGTAGCAGCAGCGGAACTTGCAGCAGGTCAAAAGGCAGCTGCAGGTGCTCAGGCTGCAGCAACAGGTGCAGTAGAAGCAAAAACTGCTGCAGAAGAAGCCAATACAGCAGCAACCATAGCACAAACTGAGGTTGATGCAACCAGAGTTGCGGAAGAGTCAGCTCTTGCCGTAGCTGAGGGAGCACAGGTAGCGGAGGTAACAGCACTAGACGCAGCACAGGGCGTTTTGGTAGGAGAAACCGTTGCCCTTGATGCAGCTACAGGTGTTGAGGTGGCAGAAGTTGTAACTCTAGACGGAGCATTAGCATTGCTAGAAATACCAATCATTGCAGTAACAGCAGGATTAATAGGCTTAGTTGCAATTATTGCTGGAGGTATTTGGGCATTTAATGCATATAATGAAGAGCAAAATAAACAGCGTAAAGCTGGAATAAACATGGCGAAAGCAACCGCCATGACTACAGATAAGCTTATTGCCCTAAGCAAGATTACAAAAACTGTTAGTGCAACCGAAGCAGCAGCAAGAACTAGATCAGATGCATACAATGCAGCAGTAGGAGTCAAAGATACTTCAATAGGTAAAAAACTTCTAGGAAGTAGTTTTGGAAAATCCACAATTGCAGATGTTAAAACAATGCAAGCTAATGGTATGTCTCAAGAAGAAATTGGTAAAAATATGGCTAGCAGTCTTGGAACTGCTGTTATGGAAGGTGTTCTTACTGCAGATCAGGCTAAGTCGTTTGCAGCAGCCCTCGGTGCTGAGTTTAAAGATCTAAAACTTACCACATCAATAACTGGTAGCCTAGATACCCTTATTGGTCCAGGTGGGGCAAATGTCGTTGGTCCAAATGCAAAACCTCTAGATGTAGCAGTGCAAATATCTAAGAATGCGCAAGACAACTTTAAGAACACTATGAATCAAATAGTTTCAACACAATATGTGACAACTGACGAGTTGGGTGGAACAAGTGCGATACAGGTAACCGATACCAAAAAGGCAGCTGCTGCAACACAATACGGTATTCAGTCATTACAAACTAACCAACAAATGATTGATTCCATTAAGGCTGATAAAAAGTCATACGACAAAAATGGAAATCTTACCAAGGATGCTCAAGATCATATAGATACTATTCAAAGTACAAATGCAGATACAACAGGAAAACTCCAGGGGTTGGCAAAGGGAAACGCAGACATATTCAATTCAGTAATTGATAGTAATATTGCTGCTATGAAGAAGGCTGAGCCAACACTGGCTAAAATGTACGATGACCTAAACAAGAGCCTAACACAAATGCCTCAGAATGACTTAAAGATAAATCTTCAAGTTGGCTTGGCTTCAGGATCTCTAGATCCGACAATTGTCAAATACATGACCGACAATCAGTCAAATAAAACTTTGACAAAAACATTTAATGCAGCATTTAAAACTGCTCCAGGACAAACAAATGCTCTAATGCAACAACTTATTGCAAAAGGTGCAAAGCCAACAACTATCAATGCAGTTTTAGCAATGACAGACAAGGGTGGCAAGAGCACAAGTGGAAAAATGCTAAAATATCTGGAATGGGCAGATAAGCACGGTGTCAAGGTAGATATTGCTACTGCATTAAAAGACCCAGACAAAGCATTCTCTAAGCTTACAATGTACAACAAGATTCCTAAAAAGATTACAAAAGACATAGCTGTAAAACTAGGCTACATTGAAAAGGGATCAGACAAGTATAAGAACTGGGATAAGGTTA